AATAGTAACTACAATCCTAATATAAGAATTGATTTTAAAGATTTATTTCCAGTATCTCTTAGCACGATACAATTTAATTCACAAGTAAATGATATCCAATACGTGACAGCACAAGCAACTTTCAAGTATACTATCTACAATATTGTCAAACTTAATTCATGAATATCAATGAAATTGAAGATCTTTGGGAAAAAGATTCTCAAATAGATCCCGATAATTTACATCTAGAAAGTATTAAAATTCCCAATCTACACTCCAAATATTATAAAATTTATAATAATATTTCACTTTTAAAAAAAATAGAAGAAAACAAGTACTTAGAAATTCAAAAAGAAAAATGGTTATATTACTCAGGAAAGGCAAGTCCTGAAGTGTACAAGGAAAACCCTTTCGATCATAGAGTAATTAAACAAGACCTAGATAAGTATATGAGTTCAGATCAAGATATTATAAAGTCTGCAACTAAAATAGATTATTATAATTTAATGTTAAAATATCTGGAAAGTATTTTAAAAAATATTGAAAATAGAACTTTTGTAATTAAAAACAGTATTGAATGGTCTAAATTTACTGCAGGATATAGTTAACATGAAATCTGATGTTGTTATTAAAAAGAAAAATGAAGTCTATCTAAAGTTAGAATGTGAACCTCACGTTTTATATGATCTATCCCCATATTTTGCATTTGAAGTTCCCAATGCAAAATTTATGAGAGGTAATAAGTATAAAAATTGGAATGGTCAAATTCATCTACTAAACGTACACAGTAAAGAAATTTATGTAGGACTTTTAGATAAATTAATAGAAAAAATAAAATTACATGATTATACTTACGAATTTGAGAATAGTAAGTACTATGGACTTCCATATGAAGAGAACGAGATGATTTCATATGAAGGTGTTAAATCTTATATGAAAAAGATTATCTCGTCAAAATATGAACCTAGAGATTATCAAATTCAAGCAGTAACAGACGCATTAAAAAATAATAGGAAGTTATTAGTATCACCAACTTCCTCTGGTAAATCTATGATGATTTATTCATTGGTAAGATACTATACTGAAAAAAATATGAAAACTTTATTGATTGTTCCTACTACTTCTTTAGTTGAACAAATGAGTAAAGATTTTGAAGACTATGGTTGGGACACTCAAAACTATGTGCATAAAATTTATGCAGGTCGTGCTAAAAATACAGATAAAAAAGTTACTATTTCGACATACCAAAGTTTATATGATTTGGAGAAATCTTATTTTGAAAATTTTGATGTAGTAATTGTAGATGAAGCACATACTGCAAAAAGTAAATCTATAACAGATATTTTGCACAAAATGCATGGTGCTAAGTATCGTTTTGGATTTACTGGTACAACTAATCCAGAAAAAGTAAACATTTGGATTCTTGAAGGATTATTTGGTCCTGCATATAAAGTTATCCGTACTCAAGAATTGATGGATAAAGGAAATATTGCAAAACTTCAAATTAAAATTTTAATTCTTCAACATAAAGGTCAAAAATTTGAAACCTATGAAGATGAATTGCAATATTTAATTACACATGAAAAGAGAAATAATTTTATTAAAAATCTAGCATTAGATTTAAAAGGAAACACTTTGATTCTTTTTAGTAGAGTAGAAACCCACGGATCTGTTTTATTTGAATTAATAAATAATTCAGTCAAAGAAAATCAAAAAGTATTCTTTGTTTATGGTGGTGTGGATACTGAACAAAGAGAAAAAATTAGAGAAATTACTGAACAAGAAAATAATGCAATTATCGTTGCATCTTATGGTGTATTCAGTACTGGAATATCAATAAAAAACTTACATAATTTAATTTTTGCAAGTCCAACTAAATCTAAAATTAGAAATCTCCAAAGCATTGGAAGGATTTTAAGAAAATCAAATACTAAAAATAAAGCAGTTTTGTATGATATTGCTGATGATATCACTTATCAGTCTAAAAAAAATTATACCTTAAATCATCTTATTGAAAGAATCAAAACCTATAATGAAGAAAATTTTGTTTATGAATTACATAAAATTAATTTTAAGGAAAAATGAAAGAAGAAGAATTTTATGCAATTATTAAATTAGTATCTGGTGAAGAAATCTTATCAAAGGTATGTCCTTTTGATGAAAATGATGATACAATGGTTGTGTTAGACAACCCTGTATTCATTGAAACTGCTTTTGTACCTAAACTCGGTGTTCCCATTGCTAAAATAAATCCTTGGTTAAGACTTTCTGAGGATACTATGTTTATAATGAGTTTAGATAAAATTATAACAATGACTGAATGTAAGGATGTATCTTTAATTAAGATACATCAACGTTATGTTAGAGAACAAAATAAAGAAACTAATCTAACAACATTAACTCCTAATATGGGATATGTTTCTTCTATTTCAGATGCTAGGGTTTCCCTAGAGAAACTTTATAACTCGGAGACTTCAAACAGTAAATTCGAATGATTTCCTAGAGTATCTTATAGTATTATTAATATAGTATTTTCCAAACTCAACAGAGTAATTATACCGGTATTCAGGTATAGTGTCAAGGGTATAAATACCCATATTTTAAAAAATTGACTTATTAATTATTTTGAGATTAAAATCATAAAAAAATAAAATACAACATGTTAAATCAGGTTATGAATAAAAAACAAAAAAATGTCCACTATGTAAACAATAAAGATTTCCATGATGCACTCATTGCTTACAAAAGGAAGGTAGACATTGCTAAAGAAAATGGACAACCGAAACCAAGAATACCAAATTATCTTGGAGATTGCTTTTTAAAAATTGCAACCCACCTTTCATATCGTCCAAATTTCGTAAATTATATGTATCGTGATGATATGATTTCAGATGGAGTTGAAAATTGTGTTCAATATATTCATAATTTTGACGTAACTCGTAGTAATCCTTTTGCATATTTTACTCAAATAGTTTACTACGCATTTCTTCGTAGGATTGGTAGAGAAAAGAAGCAAGTGGAAATAAAAGAAAAAATTCTAGAAAGAACTTCTTTTGATGAAGTTTTCACAGCAGATGAACATTACAGCAGTTCAGATTATAATTCTATTAAAGATGCTGTTTATTCTAAGTATTATTGATTTTGATTTAATTTATAAAAATAATGAAAGTAGCAGTAATTACGGACACTCACTTTTGCTTTAAAAAATCTAGCAAAGTATATCATGATTATTTTGAACGATTTTATAGTAATGTGTTTTTCCCTACTCTAGAAGACCGTAAGATCACCCATGTCATTCATATGGGGGATGCTTTTGATAATCGTAGAGGAGTCGATTACTGGGGACTAGAGTGGGCACAGAGAGTAGTTTATAATAAATTTAGAGACTTAAGTATTGAAGTCTATCAAATCATGGGAAATCATGATGCATACCACAAGAATACTAACACTATAAATTCAGTTGAAACTCTTTTGTATCATTATGATAATATAATTCCAATAACAGATCCTAAAGAATATAATATTGGTGGACTGGACTGTTTGATGCTTCCATGGATTTGTAAAGATAATGAGCAGAGAACATTTGAACTAATTCAAAATACAAAAGCAAAAGTTGTTTTTGGTCATTTGGAACTTCAAGGATTTTCCTTATTCCCAGGACACCCTCAAACTCATGGTATGAGTGTGGAAAAATTTGAAAAATTTGATAGAGTATATTCTGGTCATTATCATACTCGCAGTAACGATGGAAAAATATTTTATCTGGGAAATCCATATCAGATGTGAATGATAAAAGAGGATTTAGTATTTTTGATACAGAAACTTATGAGATAGAATTTATAGAAAATCCATATTACATGTATGAAAAAATCTATTATTCTGATCTTGATTATAAAAAATTTGACTTTTCTACTTTAGAAAATAAAAATGTAAAAGTTTTAGTGCAACAAAGAACTAATCAACTTCAATATGAAAAATTCATTTCAGAAATTTTAAAAAGAAATATTGTAGATCTTAAAATATCTGAAACTGTTGATTTGGAATCTGAACGTGTGGATATCATCAATATTGATTCCGAGGATACTTTGAGTATTCTTAATAAATATATCGAAGATGCAGATTTTAACTTAAACAAAAATAAAGTTAA